CGGGAACGCTCATCGGTTCATCTTTCCGCCCATGATTACCTTGGCACCCATAAGGGGATCACCAAGGTGAGCACGGCTGTTGTCAGTGTCGTGGCTTGTAGCAGCGACGTTGATTCGAGTTGCTTTGCCGGTGTCCCTCATTTCCACACGACCGTCGGCAGCCATTTCGCTGTCCATGTCGTGCGTACCGTAGGATGCGGCGTCGTTAGCCTTGGCACGCTCAGGACGCAAAGGAAGGGGCGTACCGGGTTGTCCGGCCCACTCCATGCCTCGCTTCTCGCCCATGCCTGTTGGGGATGAAACTCCCATGATTACTCCTGACTGTTGTATCGGCCACCGTCAACATTACGGCGACCAAACCAAGTAGTTAAAGGTGCTTCGCCTTCCCAAGGAGCCACCGCAGTTCCATTAACGTGCGTATGCTTTCCGCAAATCAAACACTGGTACATATCTTGTCCAGCAATCAGATCAGCAGATCCGCAATGTGCGCAGTTAAAGACCACGGTGGCTCCCTAGAAGGCTAACGACTACTGGTCGATAGCAGGGTCGGAGTAGGTCAGCGAGCTACCAGTTTCAATCCGCTGGATCGAAGCCTGACGGTAGATGCTGTAGCCACCGAGCCAGTACCAGCCCCAAGGCACGAACCGACGCAAGAAGTCGGTGATCGGACCAGGAACAACGTGAGGCTGTTCGGTGTTTCCGTCAACCATGCTCCACGCCTTAGCAAGCGACTGACGACCCACGCAAAGGA